CACAACTCTTATCTTCAATCAAAGGTATACATGTAGCGGGGTTTTCGTTAATGAAAGGGGGTGTAAAACTAAAAGAACATATTGATTATGTAGGCGATGATTATATATTTACATATCATTTAGGTATAAAATGTCCAGAAAACTGTATACTTCATCACATAGATCTAGGTGAAGTTACAGAAGAAGATGGTAAACATATAATCATGAATGCTCGTAAAAAACACTGGGCAGAAAATCAATCAGATAAAGATAGGATTATTTTATATATGGAAATTTATAAAACCGATTAATATCTAAAATCAATACAACGCGTTTACCTTCATTCGTTTTATCGACACGGTGGTACCTCGAGTGATCAAAAAGTATATATTCACCGGGTTCATGTTTATGGAATTCAAATTCAGTATCAAGATTACTCGTACCCTCGAGTGTTAAATGGTACCGTAACTGTAAATTGCTTTCAGCACGGTGTGCTGGTATAGACATTGGTCCTTCCATGACTGCAATCATGGCACGATCAATACATGGTATGGTTTTTAAAAACGCATATACGTTTGGGAAATCATGTATTTTATAATAATAATAGTTTTCGTTACGTTCAAACCACGAATCGATATCATGGAAATAGTGTTTTTGTGCGTTTCTATGTAATGCGTCATATTCGTCTTTTATATCGAAAAAGTGTTTTTGAACACGCCAAAGACCTACAAAATCATCAACAGAATAATGCGATTTATAAAAAAACAAGTCTACAATTGAGTTTCGTATACCTACCAAAGGTCGTAAAGGTCTCTGAAAATAGAGTCTATCTATAGGAGTTTTACAATAATCGTTTAGTAACAATATAAATGGTATCATGAGAAACCACATTTTTTTGTTTACATATAATAAATGCCAGATTATAAAGGAAAAGAATCTTACGCACCAGAACAAACTGATAAAATTAATACATTAGATAAACGGTTTATAGAATTGTCCGGTGTTAAAATTAGGCTATTTACAATACCAACAATTGTCGTTTTGACAACGCTTATTTTAATTCTTTTAAATAAAAAAGCAAGACGTAACCCAGCTGTTTACATTTCATTATCAATTGGTATACTTCATTTTTATCATCATTATACACTCACCAAGTTACAAAATAAATATGTTCAATAATTATATAATGCGTGTTCGTTTAAGAAAAAGTCCGCGGTTCGATAAAAAATTTAGAGTCACATTCGACGATGAAAAATTTGTTGATTTTGGGGCCAAAGGATACTCAGATTATACAAAACACAAAAATCCGTTACGTATGCGTTTATACGTCACGCGTCACGGTGGTTTTGTACCACACATGGTTCAAAAACAGACCGATCCTAATCTTGTTCATAAAAATATGCTTGATGTTACACGAAGCGATAAAGAAAACTGGACGAAATCAGGTTTGTATACCGCGGGATTTTGGTCGAGATGGTTATTATGGAGTCACCCTGAACTTGAAGGTGCTAAAAAAATAATAACTAAGAGGTTTGGTTTAACTTTTGTCTAATACCACGCCTTTCAAGGTTCGCTTTGAGTGCCGTCATTAAATTTGCACGAGGGTCGCGCTTTACATGGCGCGGAGGAACTGGGGGTGCAGGAGGAATTGGAGGTGCGACTTTCTTTACCGAAACTTGAGGAGCTCTAGGAGCTCTAGGAACACTTGGTTCCATCGTCTTTAATAACGATTTACACGTTCGTATAAGTTTTTTCGAATTGCGAACCTGTATTTCCAGCGCGGGTTGTCGTCTTCTTTCAATTCGCACCTTAAGTTCTTTTTCACTAAGAGGGACACGTTTCCCTTTTACCTTTTTAGTCACGCGAAGACCTAAACGTTTTGCTTCGTTTTTAAGAATATCAATCTTCATTTATATTACCCAATATAATTTTATTTGTTTAATATAAATGACATCTTTACAGTGTAAGCCGATGAGTTTAGCATCTACGATATGTTGTTGCTTAATATGTTTCTATATGGTTTATAAACCAGCACGAGTAGCTATACAATTTACAAAAACTCCACAAATTGTGGCGGCATTATGCCTCGCGTGTTGCTGTATGAGTTCACAAACAATAACAGTGGGAAATTGTGCATATGAAGCCATTGTTCCAGAAAAGAAAGATTAAAAAAAGTTATCCGTTCTATACATTTTAGCCTGGAATGAACCCGTTTGCCCTAAAACCGAAACGGTTTCATTCCCATACAGTTCTTGACACCCAATATCGTCCATACAATCGCGGTTATTTATGGTTACGGGAAGTGGGTATACTTGTTCACCTGGTGTTGTTGTATAATAATGGTATTGGTCACGTCTACCTCTAACTTCTTTACCGTATAAAGGTAAAGTTTCTTCATCTGGACCTACGAGAACCCCCATTTGTTGAACGTACCCCGGTTTATACTCTTTGATAGGCGGTTTTCTGAATTCTTTTTCCATTGGAATCTGCACTGGGACTTCAACAGGTACGGGTACATGAACCTGTTTATTAACTACAATTGGGTTACGTATTTGATATACGGTTAAAGCAAAGAGTAACACTAACACAATAATTATTAATTTTTGCTGTGTTTTGTTTTTGATCTTCATTTTTATATATACAAATATTATTTAATAATACGGGTTTTGACTTCATAAAGTGGCGTCAAATCAATTCTATCGAGTCTATACTGAACAAGTAACCAAAGAAAAAAGAAAACAGATTTCAGGAATTTATTTGCTTCAGTATCGTCCATTTTGTATATGGGACCCATAATCCTACCGAAAAACGTTTCTTCTTTTTTATTACCAGTTACAACCATTTCCATTTGCGTTAATGCACACGTATCATCGTTTACCGACCAATGAAAGAAAATGAATGGAACGAGAAGTGAATAAAACTCGAGGTTTTGTTTATTTTTCATGAATGGAATGACCAACATGGTTATGAAAAGCACTAAATGAATGAAGAATATAATGTTCATATCTATTAGTATGGACAAAGAAAAGAAACTCCCGAAAATATGGCATCCACAACAAGAAAAAATATTAAAGTCATGGGGTGAAGCTGCTGCGTGTTACCGTTACATGCACTACCAAGCCTATTGTTCTTATAAAAAATTGAGTATGAAATTTACTATACCACTTATTATTGTAAGTACAGTTACAGGTACAGCAAACTTTGCTCAGGAAACATTTCCACCGACGGTTCAACCATTTGTACCTTCGGCTATCGGTGGTTTGAACTTAATCACTGCTATTGCAACAACAATCATGCAATTTCTCAAAATCAATGAACTTATGGAAGGTCACCGTGTCGCTTCGGTACAATATGGTAAACTCTCGAGAACTATCCGTCTTGAACTTACATTGCCCTTGAGTGAAAGAATACAGGACGGTACGACCATGGTCGAAAACTGTCGTAACGAATACGATAGACTTATCGAACAATCACCGAATGTACCAAAACAAACTATCGATGATTTTGAAAGAGAATTCCCAGACGATAATCAGTTCTTTAAACCAGAAATCATGCATATACAGCCTATCATGCCATTCAAAGCCATTGCAGAAAACACGGTTATGACCAAACTTAAAGATGCAATTGGTGGTACCGCTAAACGCGAACTTAAACGCGAACTCGATGAAATACGAGGAAATGTAACTACAGCTAAAAAAGCGGTTAAATCCGATATAGAGAGAATAGAAGAGCGTAAAAATGAAATATCGGATTTAAAAGATAAAGGGCTTGTGAGTCTTAAAGGTGATCTCATGAAAGAACTTCGAAGACGCACCGAACTTATGGAAGTTGTTACAGAATCACCGAAAGACGATTCACAAGATACGCCACCATAACAAATAAAGTAAAGTTAAAGACTGTAATACACATCAAATAAGGAAATAGTTTCCTTTTTAAAGGTTCTATAACACGCATTTGAAGTGTATTGTTTTCCATAATAATATCTAAAGCTTGAGTAGCGAGATCACTTTCTCCATTTTCATTAGACATGGATGCCTTCGTTACAATACATAAACAAAAAAAGAATGTGGATATTTCGCTCCATGAACGCGAAATAAAAGAAATCACATCACTAATAGAAAAAGGTAAGAATGTATTTATATGTGGCGCGGCTGGTGTTGGGAAAACATATATTTTAAATAAAATTTTTGATAAATCAAATAGTATAGAATTATACGATGAAGTATTATCTAAAAAAGACGTGTTTTTGAGTATAATAAAAAATTCAAACATGTATGCTTACGTGGACGATTATGAATCCGATACCGCTTATAAAAGTATAATTGAAACCGTCTGTGAAGGGGGGTCTATTACAAAAAAATCATTAATTGTTACGTCTAAAAATGTACACATGTTACCAAATTTCAAACTCGTGTTTATACCAAAACGTAAACCTGAAACTATACAATGGTTAAACAAAAAGCATCCACGTACAAAAATAGCATCAGAAAAATGTAAAGGAAATATAGGAAATTATTTCAGTTACCTTGAATTTGACGACGATAAAGATATCTTTAAAACACCCAAGGAAATCATTGAAGACTTTTTTTGTAAACCCGGTAACATAGACATAGAAGAAACCGTTCATGAACACGGTCACGTTTGGGGGTCAGTACACGAAAATTACCTTGGTTCAGATACGGAACATTACGATAAAATCATGAAAAGTTTAGTCGTTGCCGATCTATACGATACAGAACTTTATAAAGGTGAATGGGACTGTATGCCATACTTTGTTTTAAATGCTATAAAACTTCCTAAACTCTACATGAAAAATTTACTCATTAAAGAGGATATTCGTCCCGGAAGTGCATGGACAAAATACGGGAACCAAAAAATGCGCGAACAAAAGGTAAGAAGTATACAGGTACGGTCAAATACACACATGAAACACCACGAATTCATGTTACTCAAAGAATATGCAAAACAAGGTGACGTTTCAAAATTTAAGGAATATAATTTAACACCCCAAGATTTTGATGTTATGAACCATTTAGCTTTACAAAATAAACTTAAACAAAGGGAGGTTACAAAAATCAAAAAAATGATTAAAGAAGTATGTACAGAATAATTAAATGAATACGACATCTACCGAAGAAGAACAGGAATTTAAAATATCTCGTGTCATTGGTAATGAAATTTTTTATTACGGTGAAATTACAGATGTAGATATCCTTGAGTTTATTGAAGATTTTAAGAAACTTGAAATTGACCTTCTTAAAAAGAAAGCTGAACTTATTGGTTACGAACCTGTTATACATTTTCATATATGTAGTGAAGGGGGTGATTTGTTCGCGGGGTTAAGTGCCATGAACATTATCGAGAAATCTCGAGTGAAAGTCATTACCATAGCACAAGGTGTATGTTGTTCCGCCGCCACATTTCTTCTTTTAGGTGGTCACGAACGTCGTATAGGTAAAAATGCACACGTACTCATACACCAAATATCAACCAACGGGTTCTGGGGAAAATACGAAGAACTCAAAGACGAAATGAAATCATGTGATAAACTCATGGATATGGTTACAAAAACGTACAAAGAAAAAACGACTATACCACAAAAACAACTTAAGAAAATTATGAAACGTGACATATATTTAGACCCACAAGAATGTATCAAATATAACGTCGTTGATTCTGTTGATTAGATCCCGATTACAGTCTTTTCAGACCCTGCGGGTCTGGGGGTTTCTCAGGTCTACATGTCTCTTATATAAACCGATAATTGTCGCTATTATAAGAAATATACATAGAGTATTTGCATTTAGAGGAATAACCGTGTTTTCTGGAGGCCTAAGTCGCTCCATTCGCTTATAATCTACAACTGGTGGAACACTACTCATCTATTATAATGGAAACAATTTTTAAAACGGACAAAAACGGCAATCAAAGGTATACGTCTATCAGGGTTGAAAAACTCAAAGACGGTACCGCGAATATTATTAAAGCAACCGGTGTTGTTGATGGTAAAGAATCTATCTCAACAACACACGTTCCGCTTGGGTACGAAAGTGCCCTGAAACGCGCTAAAACCATGTGGAAGAATTTACATGTCCCCGATGTTATGCCCATGTTAGCAAACAAATGGGAAGACCGTAAAAGATACATCACGGAACCGTTTTACGTTCAACCTAAACTTGACGGGGTTCGGTTACTCGTTTCGAATAAAGGTGGTATTTCGCGTACGGGAAAACTCGTTCCGGGAACCGAGTATCTCGGTAAAGGTCTTAAGGAGGGTGAATACCTCGACGG